TGATTGCCTCATGCAGTGCGTCTGCGATTCCGGCCCGAATTGTCGCGTCCATGTCGTGCAGCGCCGAGCGCAGGAACGAATGGGCCGGGTAATCGACCTTGCGAGAATGGGCAGCTACGGTGACAGAGCGCGGCTCGATCGGCCGGCCGAAAGCCTGCTTGATGGTGCGCAGATGTTCCTTGATCTGCTGCGTCCCATGGAAGCCATATTCGTGATAGGCGGCGTATTCGACGTTGGTGCCGACTTGGCCGGTCACGGCATTGGCCGTTTCGGTGATCTCGCGGTTGATGCTGCGGCTGAGCGTGCCGGTGCGGCGCTTCAGCACCTGGCCGCTGAGCTTGTCCTGCTTGACCTTGCTTTGCAGCTCGATCGCCAGCTTCGTGATCGCCCGCGTCAGACTCTGCTGCGTCTTTTGCGGCAGCTCTTTCAGCCGGGCAATGACCTGAGCGTCGCCAATCACATAGCCGGTGATCACAGCAGGATGACCTTCTTGTAGTTTTTGAGGATTGTCTCAACGTCGGCCGGCAAGTCCTTCAGGCTGTAGGCTGTCGTTTCGCCACCAACGGCCTTTGATGCAAGACCGATCCGGTCACGCTCGCGGTAGCGCATGGCGACCAGCTCAATGCATGCCTGGGCCACCTCGGGCGGGGTCACGGCAAAGCCAGCCACGTAGGCCAGGGACACGTTCTGGATGCCACTGGTGAAGGTATAGCCCCGCAGATAGAGCATCGTGCCGTCGGTCACATAGCCGTTGACGGTCGGGCCGGTCGATGCCGGGATAGCGACGCCGTCAACAGTCACGCTGGTCACAGCCGTCACCGGATAGTCGGCAAAGGCCATCTTGGTCATGCCGAGGCCATTGCGGACCTCGGTATAGGCTTGGCTGGCGATCGACCGATTGAGCCACGTCTGAATGAACTGGCTGGCTGCCGACACGAGGCTGGCCAGCAGGCCGTCATCGTTCGAGGAGCCGATCGCCAGCCAGGCTTTGGCAGCGTCCAGCGTGGTGAGGTCGCCCGTCGCCATGGTGGTTATTTCTTCGCCGCTGCGGCGTCAGCTTCCGCCTTGGCCTTTGCCTTCAGCTCAGCCTTGGCTTTGGCGACTTCCTTGGGGTCGGTCGGCAGCTCAGCAAAGCCGTGATCACGCAAGGCGACCAGCGCTTCGTGACCTTCGACGCTATCGGGAAGGGTGAAGATGCCGTCTTCGTCGGCGTCATAGGTCGCGCCGTTATAGCCGCAGGACGTTGCGCCTGTGTTGGAAACAATCTTCATGTCAGGATCTCTGAAAATGTGAGGCGGCAGCCGAAGCCACCGCCTCAGTCCCTGGGAGGAACGATCAGCCGTCAGCCTTAGCCGTTGGCGATATTGTTGATCACGCCGAAGGCGAACGGCGCGTAGACAGCCAAGACTTCCTCGGCATAGACGCCCTTTTCCTGCTGGCGGGTGCGCAGCGGCCAGTCGATCTGGTAATAATCGCGGCGCACATGAACTTCCGCCACGTTCGGCACTTCGTTCGACTGGTACTGCGCCGGCAGATCCTCGCAATGTCCGATGATCGTGCCCGGCTGCAGTGTCGGGTGGATCTTGATGGGAATCTTCTTGCCACCATCCAGCGCGAACGGATTGAAATAGTTCGCGATGACGCCGGAAGCCGTCAGCTCATAGCCATCATCACCCTTTGTGTCGTAGCGAACCAAGGGGCCAGTCGCATTCGACAACACCTTGTTGGTGATGTTCTTCTGCTCTTGGCTGTTCACCCAGATGACAGTCGGGCTCAGTTTGTAGTTGTCCCACATGCTCTGCAGCATGGTGTCGATCTCATTGACCGAACCGCGACCCGAGGATGTCAGAAATGTGCCAGTTCCCGGGGTACCGGTGGCTAGGGTGTTGACGTAACCGCCATTCGCCGAATTCAGGCCCCAGGTGAGAAACCCGTCAAACGCCAGATTGACATTGCGCGAATTGTCGGCAGTCACAGCCGTGGCGGCCTGGCCTGTGCCGGCGAGCGGCGCAGTGAAGGTAACCGAGTTGATCGTCGTGATCTTCTCGAGCTTCTCGGCGCCGGCCGTGCCAGTGTACCAAGCATATCCAACAGCACCCGTAATCGGCGTGACTGAGCAGCTCAAGGTTTGGCCCAAAGTGACCGCCTGAGTAGCGGCGGCGGATTTATTGGATGAGCCGCCGGACAGGACAAAGGTCTGACCGTCGGCGCCGGTGATGGTCTGGCTTGTTGCGACGCCGGTCGCCAAGGTGGCGTTGCGGAAACCCTCATAGGTCAGAGCAACCACGATGACGGAATAAGTCGCAGCCGGCAGGGTCGCGCCGACACCGGCAGCCGACAGCGTCGGAGTGCCCGGCGTTCCGAGCGCCAGAGACTGATTGCCGCCGAGAAGTGCATCCTCTTCCTTGAGCATCATCTTCTGCAGCAGGCGCATCGACATTTTCGCGGCGACATCCTCGAAGCCCTGGCTGGCAGAAATTGCTTCGTAGGAGACCTGATCTTCTTCGCCGATGGTCACATAGGTGGCCGCCTTATTGGCAGTCTGGTAGCTCATGCGGGCAGACCGCTGGCCTTCTGGAACCCATGGCATCGAATTGTAGCCAGAGCCAACGATCGCCTGGACAACCTTCCAGTTGGTGGCCAAGCCGCCGTTGCCGGGCACTCGCGGCAAGCGATTACGCAACGGCGTTAGGACCGGATAGAGGTTCTTGGCCGGCGCCTGCAGGTCAAAGGCAACCAGACCGGTTGCCTGGGTGATGGATTTCGCCAACGCCTCATTTGGCGTGGCTAGAGTCGACTTCAGCAAGTCGAGGGTTTGCTGGATATTCATGACAGGAATCTCCTGTTGGGGGATGGCGCCTTGCTAAAGGGCGTGATTCAGCGATCGGCGCCCGTCCCCGGGGCCGTTGGCGCACCGTCTCCGGCGCGAAATTTGTTAGGCTGGGCGGCCGATGATTTGGGGTTTGCGCAAAGCGGCCTTCATCAGCCACTGGGTCTGGTCGTCGGGGTTCATCGCATTGAATTTCGCCATCAGCTCTTCGTCGGTTGGCTCAGCCGTTCCACCCTTTTCGATGACCTTGAGGGCACCTTTTGCAGGCATAGGCTGGGCGGCCAGATCCACCAGGCGCTTTTCGAGGGCTTCATTTTTGGCCTGGATCGGCGCAAGCGCATCGGCGATCGCCTTCTGGATGGTGTCGGTGAGGGCTGCCTTGGCTAGATCCTCGGCGGCCGGCGCTGACTCCTCGACTTTCGCAAGGTCGCCCGGCTTGTCGGCCGCCTCGATGACCTCGACGACCGTCTCAGTCTCTGCATTGGCTGCCGCGATCTCGGCTGCTTCCTCGGCAACCATGCGCTGCAGGATGCCGGTCAGATTGTCGACCGCCGCCTTCAGTTCCGAGGGGATGGTGCTGCCATCACCCTCGAACATCGCTTCGTAGCGGGTGTCAGCCTGCAGGCAGTCGAGACCGCTGACCAGATCAGCCAGCCATGCGACTTGATACATGCCCTTTTTCAGGGGCTCGCTCTCAATCAATGCCTCAGCAATCTTGGCGAGCCGCTGAGCCCTTATCTCGTCTGTGCGCTGATCGGCCGGGGTGGCTTCGATGCAGGCCACGGCGTCGGCCTTCGCAAGGTGCTGATGCTCCGGATGTGGGCAAGTCCAGATCTGCTTGAGCAGGCCAGCAGCCGGCTCAGGCTCCGGCGATGCATCGGCCTTGAACATATCGAAGGTCGCTTCCGGGTTGGCTGGTCGGTCGACGAGGCTGATTTCCATCAGGTCGACGCCAGTGACAACGTTCTTTTTCAGCGGATCGCGGGCTGTGACTTTGCCGCCGATCGAGAACCCCTTATAGACGCCTTCCTTGACCTTGATCCAGGCAGACTCGTCGACCACTTTGGCCGTGATGTAGAGTCCGGTATCGTCGATCTCGGCACCCTTGGCAACACCGACAGCCGATGGCTGATGCATCTCGCGGATATTGCCGAACACCAGATAATCCGGCAGAGCCGTCTTGATGGCATCAAGCTTGACGATCTCGCCTTGCTTGTCCATCGCTTCGGTCGAGGCATAGCCCATCACAAGGCGCTGCTCCTCGTCGATCTTGGCGATCTCCGCGAAAATCTTCATTCCTCAGTCTCCTCGCTGTCATCGCCAACGATCGGGGCGACATCACAAACACAATTCGGGTGAGCCGGCGGCGCATCATCGCCGCTCGGGAACATGTCATCGATGCCGATCTGTCCGGCGTCAGCATTGCCCAGGCATTCGTCGCAGGCTTCCTCGCCGAGCAGCCAGACCTTGCCAACCACCACGCCAGATGCCCGATAGCCGGTCATCGCGCCGTTGGTGTTGGCGAAAGCCAGCTCAGTGCGGGCGATTGTCTCGGCCCGGGTCGCGCTGAATGCGGCGGAATCCTCGATCTCACTGGCGAGCCGATCAGATGACCAACCTTCCTCGATCGCCTGACCGATGGTCGAGCGCAGCATGTCGCGCGTCGATTCCTTGATCGACCAGCCCGGCGTCGGGTTATCGACCAGGATCTCACCGTGATAGGTCTTGCCGACCAGCTCAGCCGCCCGCTCCGCGGCATAATCGACCGCATCCTGGTGCACCTGGCTGGTGATCGTCTGATCAGTGATGCCGATCTGGCTCAGCGCCTTCTTTCCGGCATCGCCAAAGATCCGCTCGATCTCTGCCTCGGTGGGGTCCAGAAGAATATCTAGGCCGCTGAGGTCCAGGGCATCGATGATCGAGCTGATCCGGCTGTCATCGGACGACGCCATCTTGGTGACATGGGTCACCGTGGCGATTGCCGGCCACTTACGGGCAGCCTGGGCGCCGACATCGCGGGCTGCTTCCTTGAACGCCTTGGCGATTTGCCGCTTCAGCTTGCGGATCGACTTATTGACCTGGGGCCTTGTGTTCTTGATGGGCGTGAGATGGGCGTGCCCATGCGCCTTTACGAAAGGGCCGGCAGCGAGTTTGCCTACCTCCGGCTTTTGCTCACCAGGCTTTGGCTCGCCGTCCAGCGGCGGTCCGCCGTCATGGCCCATCATCGGATCAACCACCGGCTCTGGCGGATCCAACACATCAGCCAGCAACACCGGGCCGGTCGCGGTATAGATCATCGGCTCATCGCCATCGGCCAGCGGATCAAGGCCGTCATCGGCGCGCGCCTCGTTGATCGTCTTGGTGCCGTTCCTGACCTTGACATCATTGGCCTGGGCCAAGGCTACCGGGTCGACCTGCTCGTCATCACGCCAGGCGAACTCATAGCCCGGCTGCTTGAAGTAGCGCGCAATGATCGTGTCCATGAAGGACTTGATATACTTCAGAAGCGGCGCGATGCCCTCTTCTTTCGCCTGCTGCATGGCATTCTCAGCGACCGCGCGATTGGTCTGCTTGACGAATGCCGTGGGTGGGATTGAGAAAGCAAAGCAGACGATGCGGGCAAGCCAATCGTCATATTCGTCCTTGAGAATCGGCTCTTTGGTCGGGACATAGTTCTTGGCGATGTCGCCCGGGATGAACTTTGCATGCCGGCGCTGGGCCGTGTTGCCCTCGAGGATGCTGTCCCAGTATTCCTGAAACTGCCGGATCTGGTCGGGCTGCCATGTTGCCGGCACGCCGATCAGCGCCTCAGGAACGTTGCCCTCGCTGTAATATTGCAGCTGCGAGAGCTGCCGGCGTAGCGCAATGTTGACGGTCGCGATGATCTGTTCAACTGGCGAATATCCATAGACCTTATGAACCCGAAGATTGCGCACCAGATACAGCAGCTCGTCGCGGCTGTAATCTACTGCCGGCAATCCCTTGATGACCTGCTGATATGCGACATCCGGCGGCACTGGCGTCCGGCCGCTATCGTCGAGCACCGGCTTGATGGTGGCACCGTCCATCAGGTCAAGCGAATAAAGATCGCCGCCGCGTGTCAGCCGTGGATAGATCACCGGCGCGTCGATCACAAAGAGCTCTTCGAGCAACTGCCGGAGCCAGAGCGACCAGGTGTGCTGCTGGTCCGGCATCCGCAGGAATGCCTCGATCTTCTGGGCCGTGGCGTCAGCGCCGTCAGTCTTCGACTTGGTGGCGCCGGTGTCGCGCTTGCGGACCGAGAATTCCATCGCCTCGATCTGATCCTTGCGGGTCTCGATCACCAGGCGCAGCAGATCATAGCCATCGGCCAGCGCCCGCAACTGACTGAAGGTAATTGCCTCATCATTGCGCGGCGTCAGTCGGTAGTTATAACCGACCTGATAGTCAAAGCGGCGGCCGGCAATCTCCTGCGCGCCAGGCGCCTGCGGTTGACCAGGGCCAAAGAAGGTGTCCGGCGCGACACCACGAATGGCATAGCGAACACCCGCCACCACGCGTGCGATCAGGCCCGGTTCGATGGGTTGTCCGCCCTGGGGCATGCTTCAGTCCTTAAGCGGTGGTGCCGGTCGCATCGACCCAGCCGGTGGCAGCAGTGTTGCGCCACACAGGCTTATTCAGCGTCGTGTCGAAATAGAGCGTGCCGGGACCGGCCGTTGCTGGGCGTCCAGCCGTCGGGCCGACATTGCCAGCGACGATGCCGCCCATCAAGACGATCTCTCCCACATACTTGTCCTGCGCGTTGATCTGGCCGTTGGCGTCGGCGTCGTATTTGGTGCCGTCGCGAACCTGAACCCGATGCACGCCTGGCTGCAGTTGGATCTTCGTCGTCATTTCTGTTCCTTCGCGGCTTTCGCCTGCGCTGCGAGTTGCGCGTAATAGTCCAGCATGCCGGTCTCGTTATCCTCGACCATCAGTTCGGTGAAGGCCCAGACCAGGGCATCCATCCGGTCAGGCGAGTAGCCCATTGCTTTGCGGTCAAAATCGACCGTGAAGCCGCACATCTGATCCTCGAGCGCTGGAAACGCACCGACATGATGGATGCGGCCTTGCTCATAGAGTGCTGCCACCGGCTCGGCGCGAACCGCCTTACCCTTGGTCGCATGCACGCCCTTGTAGGAGACATTGCGATCGACCATGCGGATGGTCGATTCGACCATATCGCCGCCTTGGTTGATCTCGGCAACGATGCGATCGGCCTTCTTGTCCCGATATTGGGCGACTGCCTCGCTTGCCCATCCTTCCGGCGAGTAGATAGACGATCTGTCTTCCAGCACATAGCCGTGGTTGTCTTCGCCAAGGCCGGCGATGATCAGGCCCGTCTCGTCTGAGCCATCGGTCGTGCTAACCGCCGGATCGATCGCGACAACAATGCGCTTCATCGGCGGCACCGGCTTGCCGGTCAGCCCACCAACGCGCAGCTCGTCTATCTTGGCGCGGATCCACAGTGCGCCAACCATATCCTCGAGCAACTCAGCGTGCAGCTCTTGCCGGCCAAGCCGTGTGCCCTCGTATTTCGAGACGATCTTCTCGAGGAACTTCCGGGCCAGATTCGCCTTGTTGTCGTAGGTCGAGCCTCGGGTGATCACAGTGCTGGGGTCGGTCAGCAGTTCACGTACCAGCTTCACTGGCTTTGGCGTCGTGGTGACGCAGGCCTGCGGGTTCTGCCCGAGCCTAAGCCCAAACATCAGCATGTCCCAGGCTTCCGGGTATCGCCAGGATCCAAGCTCGTCGCACCAGGCGCCATCATGCTGCGGACCGCGCAACCGCTCCGGCTCATCGGCTGAGTAAAGCGTTGCTATCGCACCATTGGGCCAGGTCAGCCTGCGCTTGGATGGCTCATAAAGCGGCCGAAACCACGATGGTGATATCGCCAGGATGCCGGACTCTCCCTCGACGATGACGTCGCGAGCATCCGAGGCAGTCGGTGCTACCAGCGCGGTGCGACCGTAAAGGCCTGTCTTTTTGCGTTCACGCACCCACTCGGCGCCGGTGCGCGTCTTGCCAAAGCCACGACCGGCCAGCAGCAACCACGTTTGCCAGTCGCCGGCCGGCGCTAGCTGGTTTGGCCTGGCCCAAAACCGCCAGTCGTACTCAAGCGCCGCAGCTTCGTCGTCAGTTAGATCCGCTAGTACCTTCAGGCGTTCCGCTTCCGGCAGCGAGGCCAGCGAGGCGGCGAGCGATACGATCGCGGGCATCACTTACCTCGATTGGTCCGCCGTTCGGGCCTGTGTGCTCGTTCGAGACCCGATATTTGAACGTGTCGGGCTTCAGCCCATTGAGGAGAAACATCATCAGCTTGTCGGAACCCTTGAAGGCTCGCTTGACCGCCTCGTCCTGCAGCGCCTCAATGCCAAGATTCAAGGCTTCGTCCCATGCCTTTGCGAATTCCTTATCGACCCCTCGTCGACCATAGGCGAGCGTGCGGCTGATCCTTGCAACCTTGCATGCCCACACCACATTCGGATGGGTGGACAGGCAGTCGAGAAACTTGCTCCATGTTTTCTTTGTCGCCTTTCGCCCTTGCATCACGACACCGCGACGCAGCGAATGCGCCCTTCGAGCGGGAAGCTCTGGCTAAGCGAGGTGGTGACCGTGAAAATCACCGCGTAATAGCAGCCGTCAATGCAACCGCCGACCATCTGCGACACCTTGCTGCCTGAAACTGACGCTGAGCCGATGACGCGTGAATTCGGTGCTGCGTCGGTACCGGTCGACGACGGCAACAGCTGCATCGTCACCGTGGCGGCGGTTATCGTCTCGCCTGCCGCCAGCTGATCGGCAAAGTCCATCCCGAGGATCTCGGACGCACCAGGTCGGATCAGGTAATAATCGAGCCCATCGGCCATGGCTTGTTCTCAGATATTGCGGCTCCGCGCCTGCGGCTTGAGTGTCCGGAGACGCGGGCCAGGTGTAAGGGTTCGATTGCGCTTCATCGGCTTGGGTGTCCGGAGACGCGGGCCAGGTGTAAGGGCTCGATTGCGCTTCACCGGCTTGCGCGTCATGGCGTCCGAGGCGGTGACGGTGCCGCCGGCGTTGCCGAGCGTGCCACTGGCGGTAGCAATATCCGATGCAGCTCCGCTGATGGCAATCTTGGTCGTCAGAGCGCCATGCCCGCTGGCCTGATCAGAGGCCGCGCCAGCCAGTGCTATTCCTGTCGTCAGAGCGCCAAAGGCACTCGCAACGTCAACGGCTGATCCAGATAACCCTTGACTTGGTGCCGTCAGCGAGGCCGTCGCGGTGGCAGTATCAGTCGCGCCACCCGCCAACGGTATCCCGGTTGTCAGCGCACCAGCACCTGTCGCTGCTTCCATCGCAGCGCCAGCCAGATGAATGCCAGTCGAGAGGCTGCCACTACCTGTGGCGTTGTCGTTGGCGCTTCCGGCGAGGGGAATGCCTGTCGACAGGTCACCGGTCGCGCTCGCAACATCTGCCGCATCGCCCGCCAGCAAAGCGCCAGATGTGGATGCGGGATTGAAGACTGCGACGGCGATCGCATGCACATAGTTCGTACCGGCGGTATAGGAGAATACCCCTGTCGCGGTCGCAGTGACCTGGATTGCATCCGCCAGCGCCAGGGCCACATCGGCGGCAGCCAAGGTGCCGACATCAAAGAATTCGGTCCAGTTTGCTGCGGTCGGGTCGATCGCCGCCGTCTCACCGCTGGCCGTCGTGTTGTTGGCCATTGCGCAGAGCATGAGTAGCAATGCGCCGCTTTGCGCCGGCGTGACACCTGTTGCTGTCGTCGGTGTCGCGGTCTTCACGCCATCGAGCGCCACATACTGATCGAATGGCGTCGTCTGGTCCACGCCACGGTAGGCGACCATCGCGCCAATCGCCGCATTGCCCAAGGTTCGGGCGAAGACGATGCCTGTTTCGGCGCTGGCGCCACGCAGCTTGTACGCCAGCGCCAACGAACTGCGCGACGTTCCGCTGTTCGCGACCGTGTTGCCATTCGGCAATTGGACGATCAGGGTCCAGCCGGAAGGGATTGTGAAAGCCGGCGTATCCCGGTAGCTGATCGGGACCGTAAGCAGGTCGCCGGCCTGACAGCTGGCTGGCTCGGACACCGAGACGTCCCCAGCCGACACAATCACCGAGGACGAAACACCAACGCGCGTGATCGCCATTAGGCCCGGTATTCCCAACCGGTAATGGCGATCAGCGAGTCATAGCCGGCTTCAGCCATCACCCACTGGCCGCCGAGATAATACCCCTCGACGCCGCCTTCCCAGCTATCACCGTAAATCAGCACGACCAGGTTGGCCGGCTCAGGAATCTCCTCGGGCGCATGCATGAGGCCTCACTGTCGCCGCTCGAGGTCAGTTGTCGATCTGGAAGGTTTCCGCGCCCGCCGCGAATGATGGTGCGGCGTCGCCGTTGTTGATGGTCTTGTTGGTCGTCAGGGGGGCATAGATCAGCATGTTGCCGCCAGACGCCGCGTCTAAGATGCCCCACGCGACCACAGTGCCCCAGTTGGCGGTCGGCGCCGGAAACGTGATGGCGTTGTTGTTCGAGGTCGTGCCGCCAGTGCCGCTCGATGCTGTCGTGCTTCCGGCTGATTGCGTGCCGGCCCAGTTGGCGAGCGACGCGGTGACGGCCACACGTGCATAGGAACCACCAGTGACCTCGGTGCCGCCTCCGGTGTCGCTTGGGGCGACGGTGAATAGCCCCACGTAGAGGGTCGCCGGAAACGTGTACGCCTGGCCCCGAAACAGCTGGTCGATCAGCTTGTTCTCGAGATAGTCGCTCATTGCCGTCATGGCTGACCCTCAAAACGAAAAACCCGCCAGTCGGGTGACGAGCGGGGTCCAGAAATGCAAAACGCCCGAGCCGGTGAGCTTCGGGCGAAATTGCACCTGCGTGAGTCAAGATATGATTCAACCGCTGGAAAATGTCAAGCGATCCTCCCAGCCCCTCGGCGACGCTGAAGTTTTCGGGCCGCATCCCGCTTCCGCAATGCGACATGCAGGTCAATCGACCGGACGAACAATCCCTTGTCCGGGCAATGATCCTCGTTGATCAGGATACCGACGATCAGCGTCACGTAACGGCGCAACCCGGCGTCGTGCATTTCCTTCAGCCACTCGACCAGGCGGTCATAGACCTCCCGATCTTCCAGCGACATGTGCGGCAGCCCGCGATGCGGCAGGCGGCTGTAATCGAAGGCCCGGACCAGCGCTTCGGAGGACCGGAACCGAAAGCCCCTGCCGAGCTCGTCCACGCTTTCCAGCCGTTCCTTGCTCATCGTTGCCCAGATCGGCAGGTCAATCCTAGCGCGCGCCAAGCGGCGTTGCATCTCCTCCGGCGTCAGGCCCCAGCCGGCCCATTCCTCGAACACCGGCGGCTTGGATTTCTTGGCCATTTTGGTCCCCCAACCTTTTACGCTGTCATATGTGTTCATCTGGGTGTGCATTTATGCTGCCCTCGCTGATGCTGGCGCCCGGCAGCCTGGCTCGTCAGGCGTAGGGCCCCACTGGTCCAGCCATGTGCCGTGCTCGCGGAAACTCTTCACCCGGAAAACCCATTGCTTTTCCCCACGCTCAGCCTCGCTGTACGGCGGCAGGCTGATCGACGCGGCGTTGGTGCCGGCAGGCGTCGTGCGGGTCTTCACAGCATCCAGCACCGCCTCATCGAAATAGGCCAGCGTCCGGCCGTTCCAGCGATCCCTGCGCCCCTGCAGCGTTGGATAGATATCAATTTCCGGCTCTGCCCCAGCCTTCAACCACTTGTCGACCAACCCGAAGCTCGTCAGTGCCGGGCTGTTGAGCAGGGCTTGCACCCGGATCTGCACATCGCGAAACCTTGGGTCAAATCCTGGCGGCGGCGCGGCCGGCGGTTCTACCGCGCGCGCTGTGTCCGGTATAGCTGCGCTGCTTAAGTCTAACTGGTTCTTTCTTTCTGAAGGTGAAGGTGAAGGTGAAGATGAAGAAGAAGAGCCGTCACCTAAGGTACGCTTTGGTGTGCCATTTGGTGCTTCACCATCTCTAACACCAAAGCGCGTGGATTCGCCGCGAATGGTGCGTACATACTCATCCCTTACCATTCGGCTGGAATACCAAATCGGCCCCAGTTGTTCAGGAACGAGAATGACGGGTTCGCCGTTTTTACGCCCGCTGCGTGGAATATAGACTAACGGCTCCGAGAGTTTTTTATCGTCGCCTTTCATCACTCCTTTGCTGACAAGTGTCCTTACAAGTGCCGGCGAAGCGCCGATTGCCTGGGCAATCTCCTTCGTGGACCAGCGTAGGACGCCATACTCAATTTGATCATGTAGAAGGCACAGGATGTCCATCCACACGCCCTTCTCCGCATGTGTGCAGCGGCGTAGGTTGCTGTTCGCCTGCCAGTCTCCTGGGTAAAATTGAAATGATGGACGTTTCATTGCAGCACCGCATTGCTTTTGGCCCGGTTCTCGTGTTTGCGAAGAACCTGCAAATTCCATGGCACATGAAGTCCGCAAACGCTTTGGCCTGCGATCGGCACGATATGGTCAACCTCGTGTTTGATGGCTGTTTCAACCGTCGATAAGCGCATCGTGTCCGCCAGATAGTCAGCAACATAGAGCGGCATCCAGACGTCAGGCTTTGCCATCAATGACCCCCATACCCTTCGAATCTCTGCCGGACGGCATCAAACTTGACGTGTGCATCGCCGATCCGGCCGTGTCGGTTCTTGGCGACGATGATCTGTGCCTTGCCCTTGGCTTCAGCAGAGCGCCTGGCCCACTCACCGGCCTTTGGATCATCTGGGCTCGGCTCGCGGCGGCTGAGGTAATATTCATCCCGATAGACGAACAGCACCTGGTCGGCATCCTGCTCGATGGCGCCGCTGTCCCGAAGATCAGATAGCTGGGGCTTCTTGTCATCCCGGCCCTCGACACCGCGACTGAGCTGTGCCAAGGCAACCACCGGGACGTTCAGGGCCTTAGCCATAGTCTTCAGGCCGGCACTGACCTCAGTGACGTCCACGACCCGGCTCTCGCGGTTGCGGTCGGGATAGATAAGCTGCAGGTAATCGACCACAATCAGGTCAAGGCCGCCTGCGCGCTTCTTCTGTTCGGCAATGGCCCGGACCTCGCCGATCTTCAGGCCGCCCTTGTCCTCGATCGACAGCGGCCAGATACCGAGTTTGCGCTGGGCTTCCATCAGCCGTTCGATATCGAGAGGATGGACATCGCCCCGCTGCATCCTGTCGGTAGGTATGCCAGTTTCGCCGGCAAGGATCCGATAGACCAGCTGATCGGCTGACATTTCCAAAGACAGCACCAGGGTCTTGTGGCCCGCCGATGCGGCGTTGACGCCGATGGTGATCGCCAGCGCCGTCTTACCCATGCTGGGCCGGCCGCCAATGATGCAGAGGTCCGAGGGGGCCAGGCCGCCGATGATGTGGTCCAGCTCGGAAATCCCGGTGCTGACGCCAGTCACCTTGCCGCCGGCCTGATATGCCGCCTCGACCTGGGTCAGGACGGATGTGATCGAATCCCCGATCAGCTTGGGCCCGGTCGGCCCGGTATCGGAGAGTGATTCCGACATTCGCCCGAAGGCTGCGGATAGCTCAGACAGTGGCCGGCTGGCAAGCGACGGATCTGACGCCATAATTTCTGCGATCTCGGCTGCCTGCTCTCGCTTGGACATCTTCCGGATATGGGTTGCAAAGTCGACAACTGCCGCCTGCGAGCAGGCGATCAGGCCGTCAACACCAAGCCGCACCAGGAAATGGCGCAGCTCGCCATGTTCCATATCCGGGTAACCCTTCAGTTCCCGAGAGACGGTCAGCGGATTGACTGGCGTTCCCTGGTCGACCAGCTTGCCGATCGCATCGAAGATCTTCGCATTCAACTTGCGCGAAAACTCGTGAGATGACACATGCAGCCCTGCAAGCGACCGATGCTCCGGCTTGACCATTAGCGCCGCCAACAGGGCCGTCTCATCGACAATCGTGTCGAAGTGATTCGCCTGCGCCGATTTAGCAGCAGAGAAGGATGCTATTTCACCCATCACACAACCTCCCGCTTCAACCAGAAGGCCTGCGGTGCGCCGCGGTGCCCATGCTCCCAGACGCACCAGAGGTAATCTGTCTTGCCGCCCTTGGCCTCGATCTCACCGGCCTGCAACAGGCATCCCGGTGGCATTGATGGCCGCGAAGAGAAGAAATAGAGCCGCGCGA